TGTGCTGGACAAACAACTGAACCTACGCCTGATAAAGCGGTTCCAGTGTCAGTAAGATCAAGAATAGCGCATCGGGATTCAGAGGAGGTGCCATCTGCGGAAGTTAAGGTATGTGCGTTATTAGTCCACGAATTTATAACGGCTTTACCCGCTACAGCTTGCTCAACCATCTGAGTGATATTGTCATTAACAACATCGCCCCAAGTACCGCTCAATTCCCCTTGTATAGGAAGTGCTAACTTGAGGATTGTAGTATATTGCGTTGTCATATTTCTAACCTCATAAGGCTATGTCTCATGCTATTGTCACTTATGTATAGGGGTATACACAGGGTTGTTTGCTGGGCTAATAGGTTGCCATATTAAAACAGAGTTAACTCTCCCTGTAGCCGCTAAACCTGTATTTGTTAGTACCACTACGACATTAGCCATACTTAGGTGATCCTAATAATTGCACTACTAGCATCCGCTGTAGGGAATTGTATTTCAAAACTATCTGCAGTTGCCTGTTTATCTGTACCAAAGTCAAGAACTGCTACTGCAGGTGTAGTCCCTCCAACTTGGTATATCAAAGCACCCCTAGCAGTAACCGTAACATTGGCCCAAGTTACAGTAGCAAAAGTTAATAGTGCTGTAGTCCCAGAAGTTGTAGGGGCTGTTATAACTAAAGGTTTACCACCAGCGTCATAGTTTGTGCCTGATGCCTCATTAGTCGTGGAGTACACAGCAGTTGCAGCACTTAAACTAGCATTGCTTGTATATAGAGCAATCTTATAGGATTGGTTTGTATTAGCACTAAAGTCCATCTCGCCGTCTAAAAGTGCTTTTTTAAATGACGTACACATTGTCTGTGTAATTGCCATCGTAGTCTCCTTAGTTTGCTATTACTCTATATTGTCCATCACGGTAAGCATCTTCTCGTAACTTACCGTCTGCTAAATTACGTAGTAAAGTCATAGATTGTAGATACATTTGGGTATACATAGTTACCATATCAGGTTCTCCTTTCATAAACCGTATGGCTTCAACCAGCGAACCATTCAGTAATGCGGAATCAAAATCGTCCCCAAGCCATGTATTTGTAGCTGTAACTATTGATTCAGGGGAAAACCCGTAGTGTAGTTCTATACTATACCCACTGTTAGGTGTTGGCCCGACAAGAAAATGGTCTTCATCAAAGTAAGCGTAATGTTGAGGTAAGCCTGTTGCTGCGGGGTTTGGGTAAGCTTCTCGTATAAAATTAACGTCTTTGTTTATAAGAAATTTACTTAGCCCGGAGCTATCAACAACAGCGAGGGAGTATGTCCACACAAAATCTGCCGGTACTGCTAAGTACTTATCCCCATCGGTAAAAGTACCTGTAGAATTTTTACGTAAGGCAGGGAACTGTACTGTGTTGTACACATTCTGTTCTGTCTGTTGTACAAACATAGCAAGCTGTGCATCTGTAAAAGTTGTTTCACAGATATCTTGTATGTTTGCTTTCAGTTCAGAATAATTCATGCACTACGCCATCGGCCCTCTTGCGTACAACCCTTTAGTAGCGGCTCCTGTACCTCGTACCTTAACACCTTTGGAATTAGCTACTTTCCTTTTAATTCTTTTTTTATTAGGTTTGTATAGCATATGCATATCCTCTAAGTTATTGTTATCGTTACAGAACCCACACTTCCGGTTCCAACTAAATCATTTGATGTTAGATTAAACGGGTCATTACCATTACCTACAGGTGCCCAACCCCACTGTAAATCTCTACTACTTTCAAGGCTTGCAAAATCAGGTCTGGGGTCTTTGATAGCCTGTGGGTCGTTTACCGGAAACTCTCCTAACCTTAACTGGGGCTGTCCTGTATTCCAACATTCCGTACATGCTTTTATATTAGTGTCTCGCCCTTTGACTATTAAGTTCTTCAAATCGCGTAATTTGTATTGGAACCCACATATGTCGCATTCTGCTATTGCTCTTTTTGCGGACGCGAACCTAGCCATTAAATAGCCCCGATACGAGGTTTATAGTACGTTGAAGTCTTTTCTCTATCTTCTGTAGCAGCTAAAGCAAAAGATTCTTCGTAAACCCCCTTTAACATAGGTATCCGTTGCACTAAGTCAGGTACTTTTAACGCTATATTATAAGCCAGCCCTGCTACTAAACAAGGTAGGAACCTGTAATTCATATCGGCTGTCTGCACCCCACTTCCCGCATCTTGAATACGCCGTATACGCCAATACCGAATAATATAAGTATTACTTTTATCTGGGACAGGCCATATATTTAGAACAGGAGCATCTCTCAGCCGGTCTACCCACATCTGTATGGGTCTACCTCTAGTTAGCTTATTAGGTATAGAGGCGTAGTCGCTTACACCTATACGATTTATAGTAAGGTCTGATTGAGTAGAGGTGTTCCCAGAATTAGTCCTTATCACATGTTCTATAAGATCTATCGTATCTGCCTCTAAAGTATACTGGTAGACACCTTCTGTAAGAGCCACACTACCTTCTTCTATCGTCCACAGATTAAGCCCTCTATTCTGCCACTCTATAGTAAGCAAGTTCATAGACCTACGGGCCGTTCTTAGATCGTAACCAGAACGCATCTCTCGTCCAGCACGTTCCCACGCTTCTTCAGCGATCTCCGTGAAGTCCATGTTGAATGTAGCAGTACCTGAAGTTGTCACAGATCACCTCATTTTGGCGGGACGTACACCCCGTATTGCAATACCAGAGCCACGAACCTTATTAGTCTTTTTAACTTTTGTGGTTTTATTAACAGAGCCACCCTTCTTCATCTCTTTTCTACGGGTCTTACCTTGTTGCTTATTAAGGTAATCTCGCAATGCGTTTCTGCCCGTAAAACCAGAAGCTTTTAACTCTTCAGCGGTGACGTTTGCTTTTTGTGCTCCGTCTCTACCAGTAAAAGTACTACTTCCAGCTTCCCTAGATGCCCTAATACTTCTAGCACTAGTGGGGTTAGTTTTAGTTTTAGGTTTAGGTTTAGGTTTAGGTTTAGGTTTAGTTACTACTGCATCTTTTATTGTTTTTCTTGCAGAATCAAACTTCGCATCTGTATCTGCTTTTGTTTTCGCGGCTGCTCTTCGTTTTGCTTCGCGTTCTCCAGCCTGTTTAAAAGCGTTCTTCTGCCCTAAACGCCTTAACCGCTCTACTTCAGCCTTATTCTTACGCTTGTCATTTTCGCTTACCCCTAGACCTACCGCCTCACCAACTGTATATCCTGTTGCAGCCGCTCCAACTCCTGCGCCCGCCCCTTTTTTGAGCTTAGTCGTACCCCTGCCAAACTGAGCCGCTTCGTTTGCTTTTCTTGCTGCGGCTTTTGCAGCGTCCACATCTAGTTGGGTAGGAGGCATCTCAGTACCAGATTGTGTTTTAGTACCTCTTACCTTTCTAGGAGTAGAAGTACTCTGCATTGGGCCTTCAACTATCTCACCTTTAGTCGATTTAGGTTTGGTTTTACCTAGCTTCATAACTGCTTTGCGACCATATTTCTTAATCGCTGCTGTAATACCAGAACGCGCTATAAAAGCTGATATTGCTGATGCTGCTGCTGGTGCTGCTGCTAATAGTGGACCTACCATATCTGTGTACTCCTATACATATAAAGTTTTCTTTCTACGATCTTCCATGACAGCACCGCAGCCTTTGTGGTTTCTACGTTTTCTAGCTAGACCGCCGTGGTTAAACTTAACTTCTGCGGCTTTAGTGTTCTTTACTACTGTTTTGTTACTTTGTTTCTTTTTCTTAGCAGTACTAGATCTTTGCTTCTTACTTAGACTATTTGCTTTTGCCGAAGGTAAGCAGCGGTCAGGGTTCTTCTTGTCTTTAGAAGTCCCACACTCCCCTTTGATCTTCCCATCAGTACCTATACGTACCCACTTCTGATCTCGCCATTTCTTTAGCTCACCCATTACTTCTTACCTTTACCATACTTAGGGTCTTTACAGTACTTACTAGCTGCCATATTAGCGTAAGCAGAGGGGTAAGTATCGAAGGTTCGTTTTGCCCAAGACTTACCCTTGGCACAAATCTTACCTCCTTTACTGTAATAACGTCTCATAACTACCTCATCTTAACAGGACGAAAACCTTTCCTAGCAATTCCAACACCGCGAACCTTACCACCTCTCTTTGTACCTTTCTTTGCGCTTT